GCTGCTTTACCAGTACCAGATGAAGTTGCAACATCAGAACCATCACCAGCAGCTTGCGTTACTGTTAATGAGCCAGAAGTTACACTTGCAACAGATTCTGCTACACCAGCATAAGACATGTAACCACCCATCTTACGAGCGTAAGCTTGGATGCCACCTGATGCTGAAGAGCCTTGTGTGCCTTTAACTTGAGCAGAAACTAAAGTCTTCTCAATATCACGCATGATTTCTTTACCACGCTTCTCAGTCTGGTATTTGAATTCAGACTTACGGCCTGCTTTGTCTACAGCTTCAAGAGAGCCTGAAACACGGATACCTTTAGTAAAGATCTGTGCTTTGTTATCAATCTTCTGTACAACAGGACCATCAGATTCTGCGAAGCTTGAGCCTTCAACCGCAGCTTGCAATGTTGCTGCAGCTAAAGTATCAGTTGACCATTCGTGAGTAATCGCTGAAGCTTTACCTTTACCGATTGATGCCATGAATGGAGTCATATCTCTAGAGATGTTAGAGATGTAGTTTGCTAGATCCTCACGTTGAGAACCTTGCGCCGAGTAACTGCCTGATATGGCAGTAGTACCAAATTTTGTAGCCATTTTGCTATCCTTATATTAAAACACAGCAGCCTAGCCAAACAAATTATCAATAGCATTATCAAAGAGAACTTTATTATCTTTCTCTGATCCTTTACCTTTACTGACCCTTTGTCTGGACAGTTCTACTGTGTTTGCTTTTTTAGTTGTTTTAGAAACAGGCTTTTTAGTTGCGACTCTTTTAATAGGAACCTTTTTTCGTTTTGTGGCCCCTTTAGAAGTTGTCTCAGCTAGTCTTCGGAATTTATCAACAAATGCTACAACTGCTGGATCAACCATAGAATCAACAAGCTGTTCAGGAAGCTGCTCTTTTAAAGCAAATTCTCTATTAGCTTGTGCGACTTCTTCTGACCAATCTGGGATAAAGCCTGGGATGGCAGAATGAAACTCTTCAACTTGTTTATTGAATTGTTCAACTCTTCCTTCTTCAACCTTTCTTCCCATATTTTCCAGCATCGAATCTCTACGGCTTTTACGTTGAGCATATTCTTTAGTAGCTTTATTAAACTTTCTTTCAAGTTTAGAAGCTTCATAATCATCCTCACTATAAGCGTCGTCAACTCTCTTTTCAAGAGCTGATAAGATCTTCTTGTCTTTATCATCTTGGTCTTGCAGCAATTGTGCATTTATTTGAGCAAATACCTGAGCGTCTGCTTTATAAGCGTCTAACTCTTTTGCCTGTTTCGCAAGTTCATCCCCTTTCTTTGACTGGTGTTGTTTAGTCTGATAATTCGCGATAAGCTCTTCCATAGATACTTCACTTTCTTCACCATCAATCTTAACGGGAACTGTAAAGTCCATATCAATCTCATCATCATCCGATTCATCTGTATCATCTTCTTGGGTAGCGTCCTCAGACTCATCCTCATCTTCAACTTCTTCCTCTTCTTCATCTTCCTCTCCTTCACCAACTTCATCAGCGTCCTCGTCCGTGTGCGGATCCTCACCTTCGAGTTTTTCTGTGGCTTCTTCGCTTTCTTGGGTAGCTGCTTCAGTTTCTAATCCTAAAACATCATCCGCCAATGCGTCAAAGTCAAAGTCTTGAACTTGCGACTCATCCACTTGGGTAGCTTCGCTTTTTTGTTCTGACATATAGTCTCCTATTTTTAGTAGAAGGCCTATTTAAGGCCTCTCAATCAATCATCAAATAGTTCTTAAATAGAACTTCTCTTTTTTGTAACTGCAGCCTTCTTAGCTGCTGGTTTTCTAGGTGCAGTAGCTGCCTTTGTAGGGGCAGTCATAGCAACTATGTTATTTCTTGCATTTATTAAATCATTTAGAATAGCAGCTTGAGCACCAATACCTCGGCCTAATGCTAATACTCCAATTGTAGATTTAATGCTAGAATTTAACTTGTCTATCGCTTTCTGTTCAACATCTGTCATCATTCATCCTTCAGTTCTCGAGCTTTATTATTTTTAGCAGTAATTGAGCGCTCGATATTCTTCATCACTGCTCCTTGACTTATTGCTAACTTATAAAGGAATTCTCTTGATTCTGTTTCAAAGTGCTTAGTTTCTAACCATTGCACGAACAGCTGGTTGAGAATATCCTCTGTTACCATAGTCATAGTATCTTTTATTTCATCGCACTGATATCCTTTTGTTAAGGTTCTCTGTGCATCGTCATAAACCGATACCTTTTTTGGTTTGCCATCAGAGTCTTTTTTAAAGTTCTGATGCCTATTGTATTTTTGTGTCATCTATCTCTCATCTATTGTTGTTGTCCACCCATCAAAGCTGACGGGTCCAATCCTGCTTGCTGTGCCATCTGCATAGCTTGCTCGGGGTTTTCAATCGCAGCTTGAGCTAGTTGCTCTCCTTGCTGTTGAATTTCTTCAGCTTCCTTCTCAGCAGCTGCTGTATCTTGGTATAGCTCTTGGAAGTTAACACCAACTTGTTGTGGTGCTTGTGCTCCATCAGTACCTTGCGCTTTAACAATGATCTCAGCCCATTTACGGTTTGATTCATCTTCAGCTTCTAATAACTGACGTTTATTGTCAATCTGCTTATTGTCAACCTCAGCTTTAATGAAGCTAATGTTAGCAACAGCGGTTTGAGCTTCAAGTTGCGCTTTTTCAAGTTCAGCTTGTTTAGCTTGTTCAGCTTGTTGTTGAGCTTGTTGTTGCTTCTGTTGTATCTGCTGCTGAGCTTCCTCATTTGCAGGATCAACTAAGAACCTAGTTGGGTCTAATCCCATATTGGCGAGAATATCAGTAGCTAAGTTAAAGGCTGCTAATGGGTTAACATATGGAGCTGCCTCAGGGTCTGCCGCCATAACAGGAAGAAGTTGAGCGATCTCATTTAACTTCATTCCTACATTGGCATTAGAATTTTCGCCTAAGTTAGCTTGTATATCTAAATCCATATTAGAAGGCATCGTTTGTAACACTTCTGGTGTTAAAGATGCATAACCTTTATCTGTCTTATAACGCATAGGGTTCTTCAGATTTGCCTTCATCTCTTTTAAGATACCACGACATAAATCTTTAATGCCACTCTCAACAAATCGTCTAGCAATGTGTTCAACACGAATTTGAGCGGCATTTTGTGCATTACCCATCTTCTGTTCTGAGTTGCCTGAAACATACAATGTATCATTCAATCCCATGGCTGTCTTACTAAGACCTGTAGACTGTTCTTTCTGTATACCTAAGAACTCAAGCATAGCACCAGTACCTGGGCTAAGTTGTTCTGGGGTGATCTGTTGGACTGCTGCAGCTGGATTACCATTAGTAGCAATAATCTGCTTAGGTAATGGATTTTGCAAAGCTGCAAAGTCAACTATGTTTGGATCTGCTAATGTTCTTCCATAGTTACCGAAGTACACATTTTCAACGAAACCACGCATGATAGCTGTAGTAGCTTGTGTCTGTGGACGAGCCATATCTAACAATGACAAACCATAGAATTCATGAGGAATCTCAATTGGATTAAGCATCGCGATTGGGATGTAAGAACAATCTTCTTCTTCAAGGATTGTGCTTCCTGCTTTAATAACGTGCTTTAATTCAGCAATACCATCGCCATCACGGTCAGAGCGGATCCAGCATTCAACAACATTAACAGATATATTAGCTTCATCTTCTTCGTCATCTGAGTCAATCCAATTATCTAAACCTGCTGATTGTTTACGAGCATAAGACTCTAACGACCATTCTGAATCTCTGAAAGAAGACTCTTCTCCCATCTCAGCCAGATCGCCAGTAAAGTCCGGCCACATAACCCGTATTTCAGATCGCGTCATATCAGAGACTAATCCTACAAAACGAGCTTCACTTATAGATTCTGCTGCTTTATCAATCATAAACGATTCAGGTGGAATATTTCTAACTTTAACACCTGACTTATCAATCTTACGTCTTAAGCGTACATCTTCATAAGTAACAACTTCGGCTGAAAGCTCTTTGATATTAAGGTCTCCTACAATCTCAACATTTCTGTCTGCTAAGATTTGATCTAATACCACTTCTTGAATTGAGTCATATTCCTCAACCTCATAATCAAAGCTTTCTTCCCACCCCCAGGTTATGGCACTGTTACCGAATACAACTGCTGACTTAATCCAGGTAGACAGTTTTGTCCAGCCTTCTGAATTAGAGTTAAACAAACAGTAATTTACTACGTCCGAAGCAACCTGGGAGGCTTTGATAGAAGCCACTTCGTTGCTATAAGGGACAAATAATGCTAACTTATTGTTATCAAGTAGTAACTTAGTTAACAGTGCGGTATAACCTTCAGCTATCTCTGCTGAATCTGATGAAACAATTTTAGAGACGCCTTGAGGTACTAAATCGCCCTTAGGTTCTAAACTCATTTCGTAAATTGAATTCTCACGTCGCTTGGAAGCATCAGATGATCCTGTATACCCTCCAGTAGCATTTCGCATATTTCTATCAATCGACTCTAACAACATGTCGTCAGTAATTTTTTCTATTTTATATTTGCTCATTCGCTCGCTCTCGGTTTTTATATATGCTTAATTACTCGCAATTTAAGTACAAAATAAGTTCGTATTAATGGAACTTACAGCCATTTTGTATCATTTGTTTGATAATTGGTATTTAATTCACCCCAACTAAATGTTTGGTTAGTGAGGGAATGGCCATGGGTTCTGTAGGCTTCACACGTTATCGCCATTGCCATAACTAAGTCATCATGATGTCCTAGTGAAGCTTCTGGCTTTCCTTGAGGGGTAACAATAAAGTTGCGTAATTCCTCAATCGCTAATGTGGAAGGGATAGCTATATCCTCATCTTCAATCATTCGTCTAAGATTAGATATGATTGGAGAACGAGTTGCAGCTGTCGTTTTAAATCCTAGATGGTTAATCCCTTCTGAATACGTATTAGCAGTTTTCTTTTGCTGATAGATATTCGGATAGTTCATACCATGTAACTGTTGAACAGTAGCAATACCAATAGAGTTAGCCTCTGGACATACCAAAGCATTGTTATACCATCTTCCTAGGTAGAACAATATTCTGCCATATCGAACAGGGTCGGTTCTGTTACTACGATAAATAGCAACAATCTCTCTATTGCTAGTCATAACACAAGCAACTGAATAATCCCCTCGTACACCTAATGCAACGTCAGCGCCAATCAAGTATTTGTTATCTCGCTGTGGAGCCATCCAAACAGACAAAGTTCCTTCAGTAGATTCATCAAAAGAACTATACACATCATTGAATTCTCTTAAAGAATCCGGTGGTTGTGTAACATATTTATCTAATGATTCCTTATTAAAGACTGAACTACCTGACTGTAAGAAAGACTCTTCAGCTGTGAACGGATACTCCTGCTTAAATAGATTAGTAGAAGTTTCAGCAATCTTAATCCGACGCCAATACAACTGGCCGTCCGATAATTCCCATCTTTCCTTTAATCTACTTTCTTCTGGAGTCCACTCGATTCCATCTGGGCACTTAAGTGTGTACTCATCTTGTAGATACCATGGAACAAACAAAGGGGTAAAGTTACCTTCCTCTTTTTCTGCTTTATTCCATAGGTCGTAATAGACACCTTGTGCGCCGTTGGACGTACTATTAATAATAATAATACTACCTTTAGTTAGTGCTACAGACTGGAATAGACCTGCCATTACCTTCTCAGCATTCTGGAAGAAAGCAGTCTCATCACATAGCAATGCAGTATTAGTTGTACCACGTCCTGGATTATCAGCACCTGCAGTAAACAATCTAAATTTAGAATCGTTCTCTTCAAATACCATCTCTCTCTTGTTCGATATCCCTAACTTAGGTTTTAAGTTCTTAGGTAGGTTCTCCCAAAAGGTTTTACTCATCTGGAAGATCGATTCAGTCGTTGGCTTATCTAAACTAATAATTACAGCTCTAGTATTCTTATAGAACAAAGTCCTATGAAAGATTAGAGCAGAACTAATTGTAGAGAATCCTGCTTGACGATACTTAGAGATAATCATTCTTACATAACCAATCTCTTTCATCTGTCTTACATATTCTTTTACAACTACAACCTGGGCTTTATTAATCTTTAGATGAATCAATCCTTTATCTGCATCTTTAGGATAGATCATTAGTGCTTCTTCAATAAAAGCAATAGGATCATCTTTCCATCTTTCCCAAGTATTCCGCTTCTCAAGTTCAACTATCAGCTCAGCGGCTTCTTTATTTTTACTCATCATTCACAAGCTTTAAATTCTTCAACCTATCTTTAATTTCTTCTTTAGACATATCAGCAACATTCTCTTGATCTGCTATTGCATCTTTAGTAGGTTCAATATACTTATTAGCTTCCATGATCGCTTTAATAGCAATCTGATCACCTGCAGCTGTACCTTGAGCAAAATGACGTTGAGCAATAGTTGCTAACATCTCACCTGGACTCAAACCAGCCACTTCCTCAAAAGCTTCCTTAGTTAAAGTAATTTTATTTTTTATACCTTTAGGTCTTCCTGCCGGGTTACCTGACACCCCAGGCTTAAATCTATGCCCTTTACCAGCCTCAGTAAACTCTTTATCAACTTCCTTCTGTCTCGCATTTCTCATCTTTTTCTCCTGAAATTTTAATTATGTAATCTTATTTTTGTCCACCTATGCCTCGTACCCCTCGGATGCCTGTGCGTTCATAAAAAGCTTGAAGTTAATACCTATGAGTAATTTCTTAGAGGTCAGTGCCTATGAGTTCACAAAAAGTATAAGGTCAGTACCTATGAGTAATATATATATGTTGTACACCCGCATATATTTAGCACCCCCTAGTCTACACGAGAGGGATTACACACGGCACACGACAGGCCTTTCTCTGTCGTAACAAAAGGAGAACAATATGTTCTATCATGTAACGTACAAACTGATCGACAGTATAACCGATACAAGTAACTTCAATCTAGTTGGCATTACTGCCGACAGTATGGTTGAGGCTGAGTCTAATGCTGAACGTATCATCAAGCGCATTAGTACTTCATTTAACTATGATACCATTGAGATCGTTGAGATCAAGGAGGAACGTAATGTTTGATATCATTACAGTGTTACTGGGGTTACTATTAGTAGTCTCAGCATATGGAGTATATCTATTGTTCAGAGGTTGGTTGCTACTACCTTCTGAAGATAGAGGTCTTATAACTGTGATAGGGATACTAGCATTAGTATGTCTACTCGTTATAGGATACATCAACATGAATCCAGAGTTGTTCGTAGCTGGATAACTGGTTAGTGCTATACCATTGAATAGCACATCTTGTCAGGAGGATAATATGACAAGTAACACCCACAAGCGACACCAAGCAGACAACACTAACAGTACTGCACTTAGCGAAGAACACGATGCTAGCAACAATAACAATACTGCACTATGCTAACAGCACAGAATTCACTACACGTTTTCGACAACACGTCTGTCACAGCGCGTAGTAATAACAGGCCACTCACGATACGCCTGGCACACGAGTGCAAAGTATCATTAACTCTTAAAAGGAGAATCATGATGACTACATCATACCAAATGCCGACATTCGGCGCAATCAGCAATATCTTTTCAACTTCAACTGAAGACAAGGATATCAATGTATACGAATCAGTTACTTGGTACAAGCCAGGTCGTACGTATAAGAATGCTTATCAAATCACCGAAGTAACACCTAAAGGTGAGAAATGTTCTATGCTGATCTTAGAACAGAAAGCAAATGGTAATCAAGCTGAGGAGTCTTTTCAAGTGTACTTGAATGGTACTCTTCATGCTGAACGTTTCGCTCGTCCTGCTCATAAAGCATTAATGGATTTCATGTACAATCAGTACATTGCCACTAATCTTCCAGCAGAAGGTGAAACTGCAGATTATCAAGAAGTAGAAATGGAAGCTACTATAGTTCCAGCAACTAACCCGTTCGCATAGGTTAGGTTAAGATTCCAGCTCTTCGGGGCTGGATCTTTCCTAAGTGCACTCTAACGAATGTATTTAGAAAAGATGGAGATGTCCACTGCCAATATAAAAGTGTGGATAACTTACCAAGGAGTAAAAATGGTAAGAGAAAGGCCTAGTATAAGACTAGGAACACAAGACCTTGACGTAGTTAAGGCTTATCATCAGTATCTAGTTCGGTGTTATGGTGCACCTTCTGGATTTGATGATGATTACCCACAGCTATTACTTAGCACGAACCTCGCAGAATACGAAAGGTTATATCTCGAATACTGCGCCTACCATGGACATAAGGTTTGCTATAAGTATAGCGCTGAACGCTTTAGAAGACAAGAGTTCAGTAAGAAGGTGGTACCAAGAAGACGTACGATTGAGTACTGTGATTGGATGCCATCAGCATACTGCGATGCTACAATGCGCCGTTCTGCTTAGGTAGATGTCTTTATGGGGGATAGCGCATGATGTTGAAGAACAGGAGTAGCAAGCGACACTTAGCACACGACACAGGGTGTGCGGCAGAGAGCGAAGAGCACTTTGCTAGCAGCACTGGAGTGACGGCAATGGGGTCACAGCAGCGTGTAGACAGCACTGTGCCGACAACACGGGGGTAACAACACGCTGGTAACAGCACACAGCACGCCATATCTCTTGTTCTGGAGACTTTAATGAAAAACTGATGGGTTTGCCAGGGGCACGCGCGTATAGAGTCGTATAGGGACTGTCAGCTATGATAGTAACCTGAATGATTTAAAGAGTAGAGGTGTTAACTGAGCATATGTCAGACATTTGACAAGACATATTCTCCACTTTAAATAGGTTAAAAGTCTATCAAATACTTCAAGTAACTGAACGAGCCATTACAATCCTCTCGGGTCGTAACTTCCCTGTCTTGTTATTAAATAGTCTGTCCGAGTATTCATGGGTCACTTAGTGAAGTTCATCCAGTTACTTGAAATATCTGTACTTTTAGCTCTTGCTTAGTCGGGCCTGCGGATCGTCTCGAGTTGGAGCCCATCCCAACCGTCATAGATTATTCTTGTGTAATTACCGCAACGTAATCGACACTCAAAAGAAAAAGATTTTTTTTCTCTATAAGGAGCTCTTAGGATTCTGCCTAGGTGCGTATGCTCTGTAGACGATCTCAATAATTTATTAATGTGTACTTAAATACAGTTCATATTAATAAGCAATTGAGCTTAATCTTGACAATAAAGTCAAACAACCAAGGAGTAATAACGATGGAACAACCAACATACAAAGAAAAGAAAGAATTCTTAGAAAACAAAATGGGATTAGGACAAGTATTCTACAAAATAGTCGAAGATCCAAACGATCCTACTAAATGGGAAGAACGTATGCCTTCAAATGGTTATAGGTTCTATTTAAACCATGAGACCAACAAAGTAGATGTAGTCTTTGAAGAATACTTTAACTGTTACGATGGATGGGATAGTACTTTATATGAATGTGGAACATATGAAAGTAAAGAAGAAGCAGTAGAAGCAGTCTGGCTAAAAGAACACAACAAAATGTACACAGCATGAACACAACACAAAAGAAAAAGCACTTAGAAAATAAGTTTGCAGCGGGAAAGACATTTTGTAATGCAATAGATGAGGATCCAAACAATCCAGATGATTGGACAGAACGTATGCCAGCTAATGGTTATAGGTTCTATTTAAACTCAGAGACTAACAAAGTGAAGGTAGGCTTTGTAGAATACTTTAGCTGTTACGACGGATGGGATTCAGACTTCATGGAAATAGGTGAATTTAATACTATGGATGAAGCTGTAAATGCAATCTGGAAGAAGGAACGCTTAGACGAGGCAAGGGTCGAAGGGCGAGTAGTGGAGGTAGGAGACGTAGTTTGGGTTAAAGACGATTACGAAACTGCTGCTGAAATTACTAAAATTAATGGAAACACATTAACTTTAGAAGTAGAAGGTGAAGCTCCATGGGACACAGAGACACGTGTTGTTAAAGCGTCTGAATGTTGGATTGAATAAACTGTACATAATAAGGAGAAATAAAAATGTTAAATAATCTAATAGCAACAAAAAAAGTTTTAGGTGGTATGCAATTAATCTATAAGTTTGATAATGGTTATGGGGCAAGCCTAGTCAGTCATACAGGCAGCTACGGAGGAGACGCAGGCCTATGGGAGCTAGCTATCTTAGATAGTGCTGGTGAACTATACTACGAGTCAGATATCACAAACAAAGATGTACTAGGGCATCTAACAGCAGAAGAAGCACATAAAAACCTGGTAAGGATAAAGCATTTACATGAAGGTCCTCAACAAGACTATCAAGATGATTGGTTAGGGTTAAACTGTGAATGTGATTGTTGTTTACAAAAGAAAGGAGAACTATGAAGAATAACTAATAATAAAACCGAAACAAACTGTATATTGGTCAATATATAGTATATAATAAACCCTACTTTAGGAGGTAAATATGTCATACGATGTCTATATCGGGAATGAATCCCACAACTATACCAGCAACATGTCTGGTCTTTTTAACGAAATCATTTTAGACGAGAGCAAAGAGTTCGATAAAGGACTCCACGTAATCAATGGAATGTCAGGCTACCAAACGGTACCTATTCTAAAAGAAGCTTTGAGAAGAGCTCATTATCACGATCATATCGAAGGATTTGATGCAGCAAACGGATGGGGTACAGCTCACGGAGGATTAATGTTCTTAGCAAGAATAGCGATCGACTGTGCTATGAACCCATACGAAACAATAACTATTAGCTATTAAGGAGAAACAAATGTTAAATATAAACCCAACTGAATTTACGATCACCCGTATGAAGCATTACCCAGAAAATATGAACGGTAATGGAAAGAAAGAAATGCTGTACTTATGGCTAGATCATGCTCAAGTCAATAAGAAAAGCAACATCACTTACACAAGTGAATATGTAGTTGCTTGCTTTGGTATGGCTTGTGCAAAGATTAGAGAATACTATCAAGAGAAAGATAAGATCACACCTAAGATAGTAGTAACCTCTAAATGGGACAGTAAGCTAAACAGAAGAGCAGTATACTTAAACTCAAGCTACCCACCTGCTGAGAATACTGGTACAAAGAAAGGTGATGTTTTTAATAACAAGGAGAATTAAGATGGGAAAACATGAAGCTGAAAAGAAAGGTAAGATCCAAGAGAAAGTAAACTCTTGGTTAAACAAGAATCCTGCTGATATGCAATTATTAATGTGGGACTTTCAAGAGGAATTAAAGGACAACCTGTCTTTTAACTACAAGCCAAACCAGTTTAGATGCTGGATTTGGGATAACTTTATTAAAAACAAGGAGAAATAACATGCCAAACAAAGGCCACCGTGAGACGGGGAGTGAATACGCTGCAATCTGGGTATTAAAACAAAAGACGTGGAAAAAGTTAATCAAGCAAGATGAAAGGCTTAAATTTGCTTTGTCTATTGATATTACAGATGTTGCTGCTTATATTGGGTTCCATACTAGAGCTACGATCGCTGATATCGTCCAACACCCATACTTTGCTAGCACAAGCTTATCAACCATTAAGCGATTCGTTAATCGTCTTAAAACAGCTGGTATAGCAAAAGATTCAGTTGGATTAGACAAAAGAAAAAGGATACTCTCCATCAAATGAAAAAACTAAAAGAATATACGTTAGACAATGGAGACGTAGTTACATCCAAATCATTAATGGATTTAGGTCTTACTAAAGATATGGTGCGCTACCGTCTAAAGAAATCAACCGATCCAAACCTAATCTATAAAGGCTCAAAGAAAGAATTGAATGAATACTCAGATCCAAAAAAGATATTCAAGGAGCCAATACATAAACCTAAGAAGAAAGTAAAACCAAAGAAGAGGGTTAGGCTAAAAGTAGATAAATGGGGATCCATGTCTGAAGAAAGAATAGCTTTACAGCCAATGTCAGATCCGCTGTACAAGTTAATGTTAAAAACAATATAAGGAGAAAGTATGAACAAGCAAGAGGTAATGAATAATATTTATGATTTGATTATGAATAACAAGAAGCAAGACGAGTCTTTTGTCAAAGGCTTTCAAGATGGTTATATTGAAAATCAAAACACTATTATCTTAAAAGACGAGCCGTTAGATATTGAATACAAAATAACAATAAAGGAGAAAGCATGAATTATGTAAAAACATATAACCAGGAAGGGTTAAATGAGATAGAAGAAGCGCTGAATCTTAATGATGTACTTAAACCGTGGATCTATGAGAATCATGAAAGTGCTAAGCTAGCAAATGAACTTACCTATATGTGGAATACTATGGAAGCATCGGGTATGGCAACAATAAGTGATAAATACAATGAGTTAGAAAAGATTGTACTAAGCTTTACAAACGAGTACTACAAAGGAAGTGGGGCTTATGAAATAGCCTTGCTACCTAAGGAAATACTTTTAACTGTATGGGAACACTTCGGTTTAGACCCATACGCAAAACACTAAGGAGAAAACATGGAATATTCAATAATTAAAGACACAGGTGAACAAGTAGATACAACAGGAACTTCATTTAAAGGTGAAATCTTAGCTACTTATGATGAACTAGTACAAACCTTTGGAGAGCCTAAAAAGGGAGGCCTTGAAGATAAAGTTACAAGAGAATGGAAGATTAGGTTCTTAAATCATGAGGTCGCGTCTATCTATGACTGGAAAGACGCTGATTGTCTTGAAGGGATTTACAGATGGCATATCGGAGGGTTTAATCAATTAGTAGTAATAGATGTATTGACAGAGTATAACAACAAAATGAAAGAAATAAAGGAGATGACAATGACTGAAAAGAAAACTTCAACAGAAGCAAAAAAAGAGATGCACTACTTTTATCTACAAATGGAAAGTAGTCAGATGCTAGTAGCTTACAGAGATTCTAGAGACTCTACAGAATATCCAACATGGCAATGGGCGGTCACATTAACTACTACTGAAAGACGCTTATTAGATGAGCTGCCAGGAACGATGGATATAGAACCTGATCAATCTGAGGAATCTTTTGGTTGCAATAAGCTTCATCAACTTAGAGATAATATCAAAGGAGACGCTTTAAAAGAATATGAGGTAAAGCTAGACTTCTCTTATGAAATAGACCACGACTTTGGAATAGCTGGAGATATAACTATATACGGTGACGAAGGTTGTGTGATCGAAGTAGAGGCTAAGAACGAAGAAGATGCTTGCGCTAAAGCAGAAGAACTACTTCTGGACGAGGATGACATCTCAGAAATAACAATATATACGGCGGAGGAGATTGTATGAATCAAAGAACAAAACATTGGTTGAACAAAGAAGAACAATTAGTTATCGATAAAAAGGTACATTACTTTGTATCATCTGTAACTACTTGGTCTATAGATGAAGATATGCAAAAAGCAATCACAAAACATAAGAAAGCAACTAACCATGAAAGAACGCCTAGGTGGGTTTTTATTGTACCAAAGCCGATTGATACAAACTATGAAATTGATATGTATCAGCCAGTTGGGGTAGATGCTCATTTAGTTGCAGAGCTTACTTATGGTCGTTGAAACCATGAGAGATGGGGGTTACTTGATTTATGAGATCATTGACAGCCAGCTAAAGCAAAGAAAGTTCTATTACACCTCGAAAGAGAGGTCAATAGAAGAATTTAATACTTACTTTAAGGAGAATAAAGATGAGTCTATCAATATATAAGACAGCTTACCGAGGATTACTAGGCTGGCCACAAGAAAGCCTAGATGATGCTTACGAGAACCTTGCTAAGGACAACTTTATGGCTGCAATGCCTAACTATGAAGGTTGGACAACACTTGAGGTAGAACTGGAAGATGCTAACTATGTAGGAGAACGAGATGAAACAATAGAAAGGTTAGTAGAATTAAAAATGCTAGACGAAGGTGAAGAACATCAACTCTATATTGATGAAGGAATAAAACAAATCATCTTTGCTATTTAAACTAAAGGAGCACTTAACAAAATGAATGTACAAAAAGTAGAATTATTCAACGGCGGCGGTAACTGCAAATACGCTCTAATTTGGGAATTAGATAAGTTTATCGTTGTTGGAGATGATCTGGTAACTATATGGCGATCAGAAGCTGATTTCTTTGCGGCTACCAATGGAGAGGGAGATAACGTACCGTTAGAAATCTTAGAATATAACCAACAAAGGATAGGAGAATAATATGACAGGTAACCATTTAATGAATATGAAGTTTCAGAATTACTTTCTGAACGCATGTGCCGGCCTTTCAATAGTATTGTTTGGTATAGCAATCTATTCGGTATTTGTATAACTAACAAAAAATAGGAGAATAATATGGACAATCAATTATCGTATATAGCTCATTGTATTGAGCATGGAGATGTGTTTTCATGTGAATTTAGATCAAAACACACAGACAAAAACTTATTAAAGAAGATCGGAGGTCAATTAGCTAGTATGTGGGGCGCAGAATGTATACAAGTAGAGCATTTAAGACTCAGAAGAGACGAAAAGCTAGATGATTTATACGATGCAGACAACCCAAAACAAGTCCCATCGCAATAAAAGGAGAAAAACATGGTAGAAACAGTAAACGAGCACAGATTTAGAGATGCCTTTCAACGATTAAGACCTGATAACTTCACCTATGAAGGACTTGGAGTCTTATTTAATACGCTTAAAGACTTTGAAGAAGGAATGGATGAACCTATGGAGCTAGATGTTATTGCTTTATGCTGTGAATTCACAGAATATGCACATATAGGCGAGT